ATGCTTTGATTTCTTTCATGTTCTCATCCTCCATTTAGTGTGGTTTTGTTTTGGTATTACATATATCACTCTAAACGAGAATAATAGCAAGTCATTTCTGTAGTAATAGAGCAGGTTTTCAGTCTCCCAATCTAATCTTCAATCGCTGTGTAACGTGGGTAGTCATAGCCTTCCGGATTGGTGAGTATCTTTTCACCGGTGTCTTTGTTAATGACCCTAATACACCTAAGCTCACCTTTTTCGTTGGTGCCGCCATCTGACTTCTTGATCCAGGACTGGTCCTCTAGAAAATCACTGGTGAACTTTTTAAACTCTAAATCATTGAGTTCAACTTCTCGAATCACAGTGTAATCAGAACCAATGACGCCATCTTCCTTTGCCTCTTCGGTTGCTTCCTTTAGTTCCTTAAGGTTGTAGAACTTTCGACCAAATAATGCCTTCATTGCTGTGACTCCTTCCTGGATTTTTCATCAATTACTTTGCAGGAATCAATGCCGTAAACCACATTCAAGCTGCTGCCGTTGTCCCACTGAACCATGATGGAGCCTGTGTCATCCACGCCCCACACGGTGCCTTTTGTGCCCGTTGGCGGTGCTTGCACATCATCCATCCAAAAGAGCTGGACCCTGGCGCCTGCGGGGTACTGCTTGCGTAGGTGGGCCAGTCTTTCTTTACTGATCGGTTTCATTTGGAGCACCTCCTTTGAAGGCACTGCTGCCGGATAGGTTTTGAAGGAGAATCTTTCTGTGGGTTTTGAATTCTTCTCCAATAAATCCGAGGCGGAGAAGGAAGCAGCGAAATGCGTATTTCTCATTGTCGACTTCTTTCTCTTTTACGGTGATTCTCTTTTGGGTTTTCGCCATCTCACATAGCTTTGTAATGAACTGGGTGTAGGCTTTTATCTCATCGGGATCTGGTAGCTTTGAAAACCAAGAGAAGCTAATGCGTTCATCATCGGCTTCAATGGGAAGGGCATCTACACCTAGTGCTTTCCTAATAAGGTTACCTTTTGCTTCTAACAGTTTGGCTAGCTTCTCCAGGTCTTCATCGGAGAGGGAGTCTTTTGGAATTTGGATGATGAGTCCAGTTTCTTCAGGTTCCGTTTCAGCCTGAGCTGGTTCATCCATCTCAGCTTCAAACCCTGCATCAAAAAGCTTTTTCATCAGCGTCTTGATATCATCCTGATCCACTTCGGTGCCAAAGGTTAGCTCTCCGTCTTTTCCAATGTGGTAAGGTCCGACCTGGTAAGCGCAGGATGGAACCCCCAGGTATTTTGAAGGAACCTCTGTGATTTCGCTGATGAGCTTCACCAGTTTTTTACGTTCGTTACCGGTTACGTTGTAATTGATTTTCATGGTATTGACCTCCTTGTTTTTTGCTTACTACATATATCACTCTAAGTGATGTTAATAGCAAGTCTATCTTTCAATAGTTGTGTTATTTATTTTCAGGGAGGTCGCTGTAACGGTATTCTTTGCCATCACGCAGGAGATAGACATCATCTGAAGTCTGTGCTCCAGAAATAAATCTTTCAACGATAACGTCACAAAACTTCTCATCAAGCTCAATGGTGTGACAGATTCTCTGGGTCTGATCGCAGGCAATTAGGGTACTGCCGGAGCCGCCAAATGGATCAAGGACGATGCAATTGCTAAGACTTGAATTGAGAATAGGATGGGCCACAAGAGCCACCGGCTTCATTGTTGGATGAGAGCCATTCTTCTTCGGCTTTTCAAATTCCCAGATGGTTGTTTGCTTTCGATCAGCGTACCAGTTGTGCTTACCTTTTTTCTTCCACCCAAAGAGCACTGGTTCATGCTGCCATTGGTAAGGGGACCGACCAAGAACAAGGGATTGCTTCTTCCAGATGCAGGTGCCGGATAGATAGAAGCCAGCTTCTGAGAAGGCTTTTCTAAAATTCAGTCCTTCCGTATCTGCGTGGAAAACATAGATAGAGGAGTCCTGGGTCATGACAGCTTCCGTATTGGTGAAGGCCGCCAGTAGGAATTCATAGAAAGCAGAATCACCCATATTGTCGTTTTTGATTTTACCGGCAGAGCCTTCATAGTTTACATTGTAAGGGGGATCTGTCACCACAAGGTTTGCCAGCTTTCCATCCATGAGGAGAGTAAAGGTTTCAGCCTTTGTGGAATCACCGCAAACCAGTCTATGGGGACCAAGCTTCCAGACGTCACCCAGCTTTGTCATGGCGGGTTTTTCAAGCTCTGCATCCACATCAAACTCATCATCGTGAATGCCTTCTTTCAGGGAATCCTTAAATAGGTCATCCAGCTCAGAAGGATCAAAGCCTGTAAGGGAGACATCAAAGTCAGCGCCTTGCAGGTCAGCAATGAGTAGGGCTAACTTATCCTTATCCCAGTCACCGCTGATTTTATTCAGAGCAATGTTGAGTGCCTTTTCTTTATCTTCATCCACCTCGATGACCACACACTCAACTTCGGTCATTCCTAAATCCAGGAGCACTTTCAATCTCTGGTGTCCACCTACAACTCTGCCGGTGGTCTTGTTCCAGATAACTGGTTCAACATAACCAAACTGCTCAATGGAACGTTTGAGTTTATCGTATTCCGCATCCCCGGGTTTTAAATCCTTACGTGGATTATAGTCAGCGGGAAGTAAGAGCTTAGTTTTCAGTTTTTCAATCTTCATATCTTTCCGCCACCTTTCTTAAATTTAAATTGAAATCCAGGTTCTCCCAAGGGAAGAGAGAGGAGTTGAAGTGACCGTAGGTTGCTGTATCGGAGTAGATTGCATTTCGAAGACGCAGCTTTTCAATGATAGCAGCTGGACGTAAGTTAAAGATCTCTTTGACCAGTTCACTTAAATCTTCATCACTGATTTTTCCCGTGCCAAAAGATGTCACATTAACTGCCACAGGATTTGCTTTTCCGATGGCATAAGAAATAGCGACCTCGCATTTATCAGCAAGCCCGCTCCAAACAATATTCTTAGCAATGTACCTGGCCATGTAAGCACCACTTCTATCAACCTTAGTTGGGTCCTTTCCACAGAGTGCGCCGCCGCCATGAGAAGCCAGACCGCCATAGGTGTCCACCATGATTTTTCTGCCAGTCAGTCCCGTATCAGCAGCAGGACCACCTTCAACAAACCTGCCTGAAGGATTGATGAGTATTTCCGTGTCATCATCCAGGGGGAAGTCCTCGAAGCATTGCCAGAGCACGTTGTTTAAGATGTCTGATTCTAGCCTTTTTTGAGTTTTGTCCTTATGGTGCTGCACAGAAACTACTACATTCTTAACGCGAATGGGTTTATCCCCATCATATTCAACGGTAACTTGTGCTTTGCCATCTGGCAGGATGCCCTTGATGATTTTTCCTTTGCGACATTCATCAATACGCTTGACGATTCTATGAGAGAGAAGTAAAGGTAGAGGCAGCAGCTCACGGGTTTCGTTGGTAGCATATCCATATACAGTGCCTTGATCACCAGCACCGATGGAACCGTATGGGTCAACAATTCCATTTCTTGCTTCGAGTGCTGTATCTACACCGGCAGCAATATCTACACTTTGATGATGTACAAACACAAATACTGTAAATCTCCAAGGATTATAACCAACCTCACGAAGTACATTTTTGACGATAAGTCGGATGTTAATTTTCTCGCTGCAGGTGATCTCGCCCGCCACGATGATTTTCCCTTTAGTAGCCATGACCTCACAGGCCACACGTGAAGCTTTGTCTCTGCGAAGGCAAGCATCCAAAATGCTGTCAGCAATTAAATCAGAAAGCTTATCAGGATGTCCCTTACAGACACTTTCTGCGGTTCTGTAGTTTTTACTCATATCATTATCTCCCATCTGTTATTATTTGCCCCTTCGAGCAGAAAGCAGTCTTTCCATCACATCATCCTGAGGATTTGCTCCTTTGTAATCGCCTGTGCAGTTTTCTTTTACAATCTGGAATATCTCAACCCATAGACGATTGGTCTGGTTCATGTAGTTCTGACCCATGGATACATAAGGACTCTGAATGGCATTTCCTGTGGTGGGGTGTTTTGCAAGAAAACCATATTCAGTAATGGCTTCTTCACACTGAATCCAACGAGCAACACTCATGGCATACCTTTCGAGGAGCTGTGGGGAAACCAGAGCAGCACAGCCACGCTTATCCAGCCACTGCCATGTGGCTTTATATATTTCACCTGCCACCAGAGCCTTACCATCTTTTTGTATGGCTTCTAGCATTTTATTTGGTTCAGGCATTTCTTGTCCCTCAAGATCTGCCGTATCGGAAAACTCCATCACGGTCAGTTTCCTTCCACCAAGGTTTCCTTCGGCTATTTTGTCAGCCAGAGGTTTCTTTTTTGCCCCTGCACCAACACGAGCGCCGCCTCTGTTCGTACCGTCTTTTGCCAATGATCACACCTCCTTTACAAAGTGGGGGCTATACCCCCGTTTGAATCTGCGTTTTTTAACACGACACCCCAGCCCGCTGTCCGGATTGAAAAGTTGTAGGGATTTTACCTCCCCCACCGGTCACCACTCTCAGCGGTAATCTTTGAGTGACATGACTTACAAAGGGCCATCAGGTTACTGGTTTCATTGCCACCGCCTTTGGAGAGAGGGAGGATGTGGTGGACTTCTTCGGCGGCTACAATTCGTCCGTTCTTATCACACTCCTCGCAAAGAGGATGGGCTTTGATGTAGCGATCCCTGATACGCTTCCAGGACCTACCGTAGCGTTTATTGGACGCAGGATCTCGTTGGTACTGGTTGTAGCGTTTTGTTACCACCTTCTTATGCTCGGCGCAGTACTCTCCGCTGTCTGCAAGCCGACCGCAGCCTGGGTAAGCACAAGGACGTTTAGGTTTGTATGGCATGGGTTCACCTCCTTTGGGCATAAGAAAAGCCCTCGTGGGGTGTTCCCATGAAGGCTTGTTTACATTGTGGCTCACTTTATATATAAGCACACATCGTAGGTATCATTCTATGTTATTTAGTATCCAACTAATCAAAGATACCAGTTTTTAATAGGATTTCTTTGTGGGGCTTACATTCCTTACAGACATAGTGTCTGTCCCGGAGATAGTTTAAGGATCTTACTTCATCACCACAGAAGCGGCAGTGGGGGAAGTAGTAGGTCATCCTTCCAGCTTTTGAGATTCTGACGTTGTCTTCTTTAGCTTCACGGTAGCTCATTTTTACAAACCTCCATTTTACATATAATCACATGCGGTGGGTATCATTCTATGGTTTTAGGTATCCTGGTTTAAAATCTTACTGCAAACTTCCAAGGCAGCGTTATGCATTTTGTAGAGATGGTGGATGGTGTAAGACATATCCACTGCGATCTTTTCCCAGGTTAGAAAACAAAGGTAGCGCTTCTCAAGAAGCGTCTGGTACTCAGAGTTTTCTATGGACTTGATGATGGTCATGATTTCACGTTTCGAATCTACAAGACGAATGATGTCCTGATTGATTTCTTCCTGCAGGTCGATGATTCTGGCAATCACATCAGCCATTGTTGATGTTGAGCGGTTCGGATTTCTTGGCATTGCACTCAAAGTCGATGTGGCTCTTGTGGCCAGTGCATTTAAAGATTCTAATTGTTCAAACTTACTACGGATCCGATGGTCAATGCGATAAGCTTTTGAGAAGTATTCTCTTGCGTTTTGTTTATTCATATCAGCCCTCCGAATATTTTAGATTTCACTCGGATTGGCGAGGATTGTCATAGGTTGTCTTAGATTTTCAGATCTGCCTTTACGGCATTGATGAGTGCAGCTTGGGTGCTATTCTTTTCTCTTAGTGCTTGAAGGATACGTCCATCGATGGTGTCTTTGGTAATGATGTGTTGAACAACAACGGTATTTTCTGTTTGTCCCTGTCTCCATAGGCGGGCATTGGTCTGCTGGTAGAGTTCCAAGCTCCAAGTTAGGCCAAACCATATAAGGGTGGAGCCGCCTTGTTGAAGGTTCAGGCCATGTCCTGCAGAAGCGGGGTGGATTAAAGCTACTGGTAATTCACAACTGTTCCAGCTCCGAATACTTTCAGAAGAATCAAGGCGAGAGAACTTTATTTTATTGTGCTGCAGCCTTTCAGTGATGCGCTCAAGATCATGCCTAAACCAATAGGCAACTAGGACGGGTTTTCCATTAGCGGCTTCAATGAGATCTTCTAATGCATCCAGCTTTCTGTCATGGATCCGCATAATCTCTTGGGTATCTGAGTAGACAGCTCCGTTGGCCATTTGAGACAGTTTGCCTGAAAGAGAAGCAGCATTGGCTGCGGTGATATCTCCACCAGGAAGCTGAAGGACTAGGTCGCGCTTTAATTCCTCATAGCGTTTACGCTCTGGTTCTGAAAGCTTTACTGGATACTCTGAACTGATGAGTTCTGGCATCTTTAAATGGTCAGTGGATTTCATGGATATGGTAATGTCGGAAATCTGTCGGTAGATGGCATCTTCTGCAAAGGGTAGAGGCTTGTAACTAAAGATGATCTGGCCATTTCGCTTATCTGGCATAAAGTAGTCGTCTCGATACTTGCCAATAAATCTTCCCAGTCGTTTACCCATATCCAGAAGCCTAAACTCAGCCCATAAATCCATGAGTCCGTTTCCAGTAGGAGTACCAGTTAAACCCACCACTCTTTTGATGTGGGGACGGACTTTCATCAAGGCTTTAAATCTCTTAGCCTTGTGATTCTTAAAAGATGAAAGCTCGTCGATAATCACCATGTCATAGTTGAAAGGGATGCCGCTGTCTTCTACAAGCCACTGGACATTTTCTCTGTTGATGATGTAGATATCTGCTTTTTTCAGAAGTGCAGCTTTTCTTTCTGATTCAGTGCCAACAGCCACGGACCAGATGAGATGATCTAGGTGTGACCATTTCTCCAGTTCTTGGGGCCAGGTATCTCTTGCAACACGAAGAGGGGCAACCACCAAAACTTTATGAACCTTAAAGCTGTCAAAGAGTAAGTTGCTTATGGAGGTGAGGGTCAGCACAGTTTTTCCTAACCCAAGCCCATATCAAGAAATATTGCAGCAATAGGGTTGTTTTCGATGTAGGCACTTGCATATTGCTGATAATCATGTGGTATGAACTTCATTTGGCATCACCTCCCATGTCGGATAATATTGTCTTTATTCCTGCTACGCTATCCAGAACATAAACCTTGAAGCCAAGATCACGAAGGAGCCTATGTCTTGCCAGTTGTAAAGGTCGAGACTTCTTCCCAGGGGCTTTGACTTCAACAAAGGCGATTCTACCTCCGGGGAAAAGTATTAACCTATCCGGCATGCCATCAAAACCTGGACTGACAAACTTTGGTGCAATGCCACCCATGCTTTTTACGGCCAGTACTAACTTTTGCTCAATGGCTTTTTCATTCATAGCTCATAGATCCTTTCTACTGGATCCACAAGGTCAAATGCAGCGTAGGTAGCAGCTAGAAAGCTAGTGATCGGACGTCCTTTATGTTTCCAGATGGATTTTCCATTGCAGCTGACTCCATAGTGGTTCTGGTTGAATCTGCTTTGCTGAATGTTGACCCAGTTGTCTTGATATTTAAGACTAAACCCACCATAGCGGTTTTCTTTCCATTTACGGTTTGGGAAGTTACTTCTTCGTTTTGCTCGATTTTTCATGAGACGCTCACGTTCTTTAGAAGCAAGGACGTCGCCTTCCATGATGCCGGCACATATGCAGCCAACCTTTATGTCTTCAAAGTAATCATCATGATGCATCACATGAACAAATCTGACTCTACTGCAACCACAAAGTTCACAGGTATAAAGGCCATCACTAGAGTTTTCATCTTCAATATCAATCACATCATCACAATACCAACCATCCAGTGGGGCATTCCATTTTCTTAGTTGCTTTTGACACCTAGCAATATATGCAGAGTTGACTTCGTTATTTTTCATTTCATTGACCTCCTTAGTTAAGCTGTTCCTATAACCCAGAAATCCCTTACGCGCGCAAATGTGCGTATTTAGAGTCTTACTGGTATTATTTTATATATTTCTAATTAGATAAAGATATTAGGAACACAGGAACAAAACTCATGTGGGGGCCTAGCGGCGGCCCCCTTTGGGGTGTTCCTGAAAGTGTTCCTATCCTAGTATTCCAGGAACAAAACCTGTTCCAGGAACAGTTCCTAGAATTAGCTGTTTCCAGGAACAGACCTGGGAACAGACTTAGGAACAAACATGTACTGTGGTCCATAAAGGGTAGTTCTATCTTTTTTCGGTAGACGTTCCCAGTCCAGTTTTATGAGAATTGCAGAGAGTTCATTGGAGTCGGTGCGCTTAAGATTTGACCGATCCTTACCAAAACACTCACACCAGATTTCCATATTGCAGACGCTTTGCCTCTTATTGGTGCCAGTGCGACCAATGCCGCCAAGCTCAACACCACTTAAGAAGTTTCTTCTTTCGAAGAGATCCATCTGTTCCCAATCATCCGGGAGCAGTGTATCCAGGTATTCTCTGACCAAACCTTCACGTTCATCAGACTCCATGGCATCACGTTGTTCAACCTTGGCCAGCTGCTCCATGGAGGAGTCCAGATAGAGTTTTTCGCCAGCCTTGACGTATACCAGGGCCTCTGCCCATATCTGCTGGATCTCTTCAGCTGTAATCTGCCATGAATGCTTGCTGCCACCACCAGGAGTTTTCACAGGCCAGAAACGACGATTTCCCGTTGTATCTCTAAGGTAGCCTGACTCTGCGTTGGTGGTGCCGAAGAAGATGCACTGGCGCTGGTGAGGGGTTGCGCGTTTTCCAAAAGCCGCACGGTAGATATCATTTTGTCTTGAGAGGAAAGAGCGCAGGGTTTCCACTTCAGCTTTTCTGAGACCTGCAAGTTCACCAATCTCAAGTATCCAGTAGCCTTGAAGTTTCTCTGCAGCTGTTTTGTCTTTGGTGTCTCCAAGGTTTAAACTATCGGAGAACCATTCGCCAGCGAGCTTTGAGATAAGAGTACTTTTGCCGACGCCTTGCGGCCCGTTTAATACAAGCATGGAGTCAAATTTACACCCAGGGTTTTGCACTCGACTGATGGCAGCGCACAAGGTTTTTCTGGTAACGGCACGGACGTAAAGATTGTCATCAGCACCGAGATAATCAATGAGCAAGGCATCTACTCTTGGGACTTTATCCCACTTAGGTAAAGATTCTAGGTATTCACGAATGGGATGGTAGGACCTATCATCGGTGACTTTGGCTACAGCTATTTGGTAATTCCTCTGTGAGAAGGTCCCGTAGTTGGAGTCAATATAGCTGATAAGCTGGGCATCATCTGCGTCCCGCCAGTATTTGGAGGGGTGGTTCCAAGGAACTCTGCCTTTGATCTCCATACCATCAAGCTGCTGATTAAATACCAGTGCTTGTAGATTTGGATCGTTCTGTAGAATCAGCGTGATGTTATGCAGATTGTTTTTTAGAACAGTAGACCGGGGTTCATATTCCAATCTTTTCTGCCAATCAGCATCCTCATCATCAAAGTCATCTGCTGCACGAGCTTGTCTTTCTTGAACCAAGAGAAGTTTTACCTGTTCATCCTTTGAGGCAAACTCTGTCATGGCCTTATAGGAAGGAAGTTTGGTGATAGGTGTTTCTTCTGGATGTTTATCATCAAGGCTTCTAAAATGGTGGAGCCTTATCAAGTCAAAGGCATTGAGGAGCTTTCCGCATAAGGGATCCGTGGCATGATGGGAGTAGACAAACTTGTCATCATGAACCACCACACCTGCAGCGCTGTCAGCGGGGATGTAATCATATCGTCCAGGCATAGCTGAAGGCTCATAAACATCAGATAGAAAAGTTGAGATGGCATCTGTGATGCTATAGGTCCTACAGAAAGCACCCACAATTCCCGGTTTAGAAAGTGGATCAGCTTGTTCAGCAATACTAGGTTTTTCAACTTCTGACTGACGAGAGGATACTGGCCAGGTAGATGCATCCTGCCAATCATCATATTTGGCCAGGTAATCGTCTGGATTTAGTAGATCCCCGTCTTTTTCTTTGTACAGGAATTCTCCGTTTTGCGAGGTGGAGGGCCAGTACATCAATCGATGGGGTTCATAGGTACTATCATCAAAGAGATCAATGCCGACTTCCTTGGCCACCATTCTTGCCACAGCGGGATACTCAGCCTCACTCACTTCACGAGAGAGTGGAATGACAAGTCTGATTCGCGGGTATTCCGGTGTGTGCTTATGGGTAGAATATGCGCAGCACTTATATGGAAGATGGACGATGGTATCATCCCAAACACCGGGCTTGCCATAATCCATATCAAGGACGATCATGGAGCGGCACAGTACGTTTCCCTTTTTACGACGACCATCACGTAGGTGACCAGCCACATAGCCACCGACGTCTTTAACAGAAGCTTGCTGATCTTTAGACATTTTTCTGTATTCTTCTATGGTTTCAGTAGTACGAATGGTGGAGCTGACTCTGGTGCAAAAGTCCTCCCAAGAGATCTCGTTGTTTTTCCACTTTTTATCCATACGACTGTTACCGTAAGAAATCTTCATTTACAAAACCTCCTTACACTGAGATGAAAAGTAGCGAATTGGGTAGTTCTTGCGTTTTGCCCAGTTGATCTCTGCTCTCATGCCGGAGGAAACGTGATTTCCAAACACCCAAACCTCGGAGCACTTTGACATCAGTACATTTCCGAAGAACAAACCAAGTTCTCGTTCATCAGGATCACTGTCATCAAGAAACTGAGTAAAAAGTAGATGCGGAGCGATGGGGATACATCCCATCACAACCGCGAACCTACTATAGCGTCTGGCGGAATCCGTGTTCCTTTCAATATCCCCGGAGTAGGGAGAGCAGATATACACTAGTGGACGGAAGGCCCTAGCAGCCTTTTCTCTTTGTTCAATTTTAGTTAAGGCATCATAAGCTGTGGGGTCGTAGTAACCTTCAGCGTTGAATTTGTCAATTCCCATTAGTAGAACCCCCTTTATGCTGACCTATCGGCAATCTTCATCTTGTACCATTCCAGATAGCGCTTACGCTGTTCATAGTCTGGAACAGAGAGAAGAAGGCCAATGTCAACTTTTTGAAGTGTCTCGAGCATTTTAACTTGATCATCAGTTAGGTATGGGCGGATGCTGGTGCCTTTTTCAAGGTTATACTTTTGTCTGATTTGCTTCGCAGACATTCCAGTTACAATGCGGTTTATCATGTCGCATTCATTGCTGAAGTGATAAGGCTTGGGCTTTTCGTGAAGCAGCTTTATATTTTCAGTCAGCAGAGGGAAATCCTTACGAGCTGTAACCAAAGTTGTGATGAAATCTTCCATCTCGTTGAAACGTTTAATATAAAGCTCTTTAAATCGCATGGCCTTTTGTCCGGTGTAACCCATAACAAGCATCGTGAAACCATCTCTTGTCATCATGTAACAGGGCTGCTTTTTATTTTGAGAACTGATGTAAGAGGACGGCTCAAAATTGAGCCGAGCAAATTTTTCACTTAACCCAGAAGTGGGGTCAGTGATTCGTGCAATATCTCTAAGAACATTTTTGTGCTCCTTATCAAAAAACTCTGCCACGTAAAGACTGTCCACTCGTGCAGTGTCCCTAGTGTCTGCAAATATGCCGTATTTGTCTTTTGGAATTAATTCTTTCATAGGATTTCCTCCAATCTGGACTTGCTGCACTCTGCACAGAAAAGAGCAGTTCCATAAAGGTCGCTTTCCCCATCGCTGAATAACTCCGAGATGTCTACACAGACTTCAACACCGCAATCTGGACAGGTGGTAAATACATTGTCATCATGGATTTCTACCTTGATTTCCAATGAGTCGTTGATTGTTTGCTTTACATAGAACATATTTATTACCTCCATTTCTTGAAGGCTTAAGTGCCTTCTAATACTCACAGGACAGAAAACTGCCCTGTGAGTAATAAAGGACTAATCTTTTTTGTATTATCATCAGGTTTACATTATCCTCAACTTTTTCATAAATCTTTAATTTACACTTTTTCATTCTAGAAAGTTGAGGATAATATTATTGAGACGTGTTTCTCAAAAATATAAGAACAGGAGGAAAAAACTATGAAACTAA